ATAGGTCGCCGCGGGCGCCGTACCCCATGCGGATGAGGAGACTTTTTCGTGACAACTTTGAGTGAGCAGGCGGTTCCCCTGGCCGAGCGGATCCAGGAGGACAGAACCCAGCACGCGGCTGGCCGCCCGGTGCAGGAGAAGGTCCCCGGGCAGGGTGTCCTGACCGTCATCGGCGCCGTGTTCTTCGGCATCGCCTGGGTCATCGGGCTGGCCGTGTCCATCCTGGGCTACATCGCCGGGGCCATCCGGTACGGCTACGCCCAGGGCCGGGTCGCCTGGGTCCAGCCCCCGCCGAAACGGCCGTCCCAGCCCCAGCCCGCACCGGGAGGTTAGCTATGCCATATGAGATTAAGGCCGTAGACGGGGGCTGGAAAGTCCAGAACACGGACACCGGTCACTTCGCCAGCACCAGGCCGCAGACTCACGTCATGGCCACCAAGCAGTGGCGCCTGCTGGAAATGCTCGAGCACGGCGGCGAGAAGACAGGAAAACGTTCTAACCTGGACAAGTGACCCGGACCCCAGAATCGGACGCGGCCTGCCTGCGCGATGCCGCCTGGGTACTGCAGACCCGGGCCCGGCGCAAGACGTTTGCGCTGCGGGTCATCCTGGCGTACCTGCGGCAGGCCGCGGACCGGATTGATAAGGGCAAGTCATGACTCAGATCCCGCCGCCGCCCGTGCCCGGAGCCAGCCCGTCCCCGCCACCGGACCAGGACCGGACCAGGACAGCGACGAGGCCGTCTGGGCCTGGCACAACGCCTACCTCGAGCACCGCAAGCGGGTCCGCGCCGAGCTGGCCGCCTATACCGCCGAGTGCTCCCGGCTCCGCGAGCAGTACGGTCCCCCGCACGNCACCCCGTCCGCGGCGAGCGCCCGCGAGATGATGGTGCAGGTCACCTTCGAGGACCTGATGACCCGGCCGGAAGCCCGGATCGTGCCCGCGGACTGGCCCCTGTGCGAGACGGCGGAATGATGCCAGCCGTGATCGTCACCCTGGCGTGCGAGGACACCGGGCAGGCCGACCAGGTCGCCGCGGCCATCGCCGAGACCGGCACGCTGACGTACGCCGACCGGAGCGGAACCGTCGCGCTTGCGGTCACCGACGTCACCGTGGACAGCAGGTGAACGCCCGGGGGCTGGCATTCCATCGCTCACCCGGCGTAACCTGTGACTTAGCTGTACCCCCAGGCCGGAACGGAGCGGGGTAGTCCGTCCGTCCGTCCGGTAGGGGAGGCCCCAGGGTCCGATGGGGCTAGTCCAGTTCAGCCTGTCGCGCCAGCGGTTCTCCTCGCTCACCCCTTCTAACGGGAGGGGGTGATGCCAATGGGCCTTGTCGAGCGTATTCAGGCTTCCCGAGCTGAAACACGTGTTATCGGCGGGGTTTTAGAGTTCCCTGGAAACCCTGGGACTCACCTTATTTACTGGAAATTTTCCGCCGGCGGCCCCGTCCACCCGACGCGGCAGATTTTCGGGCAGGACCGGGCGCTCGGCCTGCCCGCCCTGTATTCCGCGGTCCGGCTGCTCGCCGAGGACTGCGCCGCGCTGCCGCTCAAGCTCTACATCAAGGCCGGCCCGGGCGACACCCGCACGCACAAGTACACCGGCCCGTCCATCTTCGACAAGCCGTCTAGCGACGGAACTATTTTCGACTGGCTGTTCACCTGCATGACCTCGCTGCTGCTGCAAGGTAACGCCTGGGGTTACATCACCTCGCGGGACGGCTACGGGCTGCCGCAGGGCATTGAATGGCTGCCCCCCGAGGACGTCTCCGTGCAGCGGGACGAGATGCAGCCGTGGAACCCGGTCCGGACCCGCATCTACGCCTACGGCCGCCTGATGGACCGCCAGGACTTGTTCCACATTAAAGCTTTCTCGCTGGCCGGCCGGGTGGAGGGCATCTCCCCGCTACTCGCCTTCGCCCTGACCATTCTCTCCGGACTGGAAGCCGAACGATACGGGACCGACTGGTACGCCGCCGGGGGATTCCCGCCTGGCACTTTCCAGAATACCGAGCTGGAAATTAGCGAGGAGCAGTCAGCGGAAATCCGGTCCATTCTCACCGCCGCCCTGCGGAACAGGCAACCATTGGTTTACGGGCGCGACTGGGACTATAAGCCTGTCGTAGTCCCGCCGTCGGAAGCCCAGTTCATAGATGCGCTTCGTATGAATGCCACGCAAATCGCGTCGGTGTACGGATTGCCCCCGGACCGGATCGGCGGCACCAGGGCCGAGTCACTTACGTATTCCACGGTTGAGCAGAGCACGCTGCAGGTCATCGAGGCGCTGCGGCCCTGGCTGGTCCGGCTGGAAACGGCATTCTTCGAGATCCTGCCCGCCAACCGGTACTGCCGGTTCAATTCCGACGCGCTGCTGAAAACCGACTTGAAAACCCGGACCGAGATTTACGACCTGCAGCGCAAGATGGGCATGCGGAACGTGGACGAGATCCGCGACACCGAGGACATGGAGCCGCTGCCCGGCGGCCAGGGCAACGAGAACGTGCCGCTGGACGTCATGGTGGCCATGGCCCGGTCGATCCGCGCTGTCCCCAACTCGATGATGAACCAGATCACGCTGGAGATGGACCTGGCCGCGGACAAGCTGCAGGAGCTGGAGGAGGAAGGCCTGGCCCAGCCCGACGTACCCGGCCAGCCTGCCGTCCCGTCCTCGTCCTCGATGCTCGGTCAGGTCATCTCCTCCCAGCGGCACTACGGCGCCACCCGCGAGGAGCGGGACGATGCCGACCTGATCTGGTCGTTCCTGGAGCTCCGGCGTCGCCAGCAGGCCGCCCGGAAGAAGAACATGCCCGAGTTCATCGGCCCGTGGATCCCGGACAAGCGGGAGCTCGTGCTCAGCAGTAACGGAAACGGAAGGCACTGACATGACCGAAACCGGCGTTGAGTCACAGCGGGCACAGATGACCAGTGCGGCCATAAATGACCTGCCTGACAGCGCATTTGCGTATATAGAACCGGGCGGTCAGAAAGATTCGTCAGGTAAGACGATACCACGTTCGAAAAGACACTTCCCAGTGCATGACGAGGCTCACGCTAGGAATGCACTTGCTCGCGCTCCGCAGTCACCGCACGGGAAAGCGGCAATGGGTAAGATCCTAAGTGCTTGCCGTCGCTTCGGGATCACCGTCTCGGGCGACAACCGGGCGGCGTTCGGGATCGTGGAGCCGGACAGCCTGTGGCCGGAGCGCAGGTTCACGAGGTTCCCCCCGGAGATACGGACTGAAGGCGAGCATGGGCCGAAGTGGATTTACGGGTACGCTGCGGCTTTCGGCAAGCTATCGAGGAAACTCGGAGGTTTTGTCGAGCAGGTCGACCCGATCGCGTTCAACGAGAGCAAGACAGCGGGTTTTCCCGATGTAGTGTGCCGTTATAATCACAAAGACGACGCGCTCCTCGGCACGACTTATGCCCGGACGCTGCGGCTGGCGATCGACCAGACCGGCCTGGCGTACGAGGTAGAGCCGCCGCAGGCCCGGGCCGACGTGCTCGAGTACGTGGCCCGCGGTGACATCCGGCACTCCAGCTTCGCATTCAGGACCTTCCCCGGGGGCGATGAGTGGGGAGTGTCAGAATTCAATTATCCGATGCGCACGTTGCTGTCGGTGCAGCTGGTGGACGTGGCGCCCGTGCTGGACCCGGCGTACCCTGATGCGACAGCGAGCGCCCGGGCCATCAACGGGGCGGTGGAGTCCCTGGCCAACTGGGTGCAGGGGGACGTGGAAGAGGTCCGCAGCAGGCTGAACGAGGGCCGGGCGATGGAGTTCTTCAAGCGGTACCGGGACATCGACGGGTACAAGGCCAAGGCCGCCCAGCACCTCAAGCCCCCGAAGCGGCCGGTCATGTCCGGGGCCCAGGCCTTGCTGGCCTTGCAAGCCAACATGGAGGACCCGTACGCCGACGACGAGGGCTGACCAGAAGTTATCCGTACGTACAAGTTCATATCGCAAGCGCGCTGACGGGCCGTAGCTGAGAGACGGACGGAGCCGGCGCAGGTGCAGATGCCACATCACACGAAAGGAAGCATCATGGCATCTGAAGTCGCGAAGAAGCTCCGTGACAACAGGCTCAACATCTGGAACGAGGCGCGCGGGATCGCCGAGGCCGCGGCGGCGGAGAACCGGGCCCTGACCGATGAGGAGCAGGGCAAGTGGGACGCGCTGCAGGAGCAGATGCAGAAGCTGGACGTCCGGATCAAGGCCGTCCTGGATACCGAGCGCCGCCAGAAGGAAACCGACGACGCATTCGACGCCCTGTCCGGCAAGAAGCCCGACCAGGGCCAGGCCCAGCGCACCGCCGGCGGCCCGAAGATGCTCGAGGAGATCCGCAAGTGGGCCCGCGGTGACGAGGGAGCCGGCCGCACCCTGGAGGTCAGGCGCGCACCCGAGCTCGGCCCGATCAACTACCGCGTGCTCATGAGCACAGCTGGTGCCGGTACAAACGCAAGTTCTATCGTACCCGTGGACTTTTACGACATGCTTATCGCACACCTTATCGAGGTGAGCGGTGTCATGCAATGCGGTCCTACCGTCTTGAACACAGGAGGCGGGGAGACACTCCAGGTCCCTAAGACCACAGCGCACTCAACCGCCGCATCCGCCGCACAGGCAGGTTCGCTTCCCACGAGCGAT